TTTATTGATGAATTGGAACAAAGAGGAAAGGAAAATATAAAGCAAAAAGAAAATAAAATAAAAGAACTTTTTTCATTAGAAGAAAATTTAAAACTTAATATAAAAAAAATATTAATTGAAGTTGATATTTTAAACAAAGAACTTGAAAATTTTTCTGGTTCATCAGATAAACTTAAAAAACTTGTTGGATTAAAAGGAAAGGTTCAGCAAAAAGTATCTTCAATTACTGAACAACATAAATTTTTTACTGAAAATACTGTTTGTCCTACCTGCAAGCAAGAAATTCTAGAAGAATTTCGTTTGGATAAAATAAACGATGCCCAATCAAATGCTAAAGAACTTCAAAGAGGATATCAAGAACTTGAGCAAGCAATTGGGGATGAAGAAAATAGAGAAAATGAGTTTATTAAATTGTCAAAGGATATTACTTCATTAAATCATAAGATTTCTCAAAATAATCTTTCTATCTCTGGATATGATAAACAAATTAAAGATTTGCAGTTTGAAATAAATGCTATTGCAGAAAAAATAGAAAATCAAAATATTGAACACGAAAAGTTAGATGAATATGAAAAATTACTTCAAGAAACTTTTGAAAATCTTTCAAAGAAAAAAGATGAGATTGGGTATTATAATTTCTCATACAATCTTCTGAAAGATGGTGGAGTCAAATCCAAAATAATTATGAAATATCTACCGTTGATTAATCAGCAGGTAAATCGTTATCTTCAGATGATGGACTTCTATATTAACTTCACTCTTGATGAAGAATTTAATGAAACTGTTCAGTCACCAATTCACGAAGATTTTTCTTATGCTTCATTTAGTGAAGGAGAAAAGATGAGAATTGATTTAGCTCTTCTTTTTACTTGGCGTGAAGTTGCAAGATTTAAAAATTCTGTAAATACAAATTTACTAATATTGGATGAAGTTTTTGATAGTTCTCTTGATGGTTTTGGAACAGAAGAATTTTTAAAAATTATTCGTTTTGTAATTAAAGATGCTAATATATTTGTAATATCACATAAATCTGAATTGTTTGATAAATTTGAGAGCGTAATTAAATTTGAAAAAATTAAGGGATTTAGTCGTATTGGTACTTGACTTTGCAATTCTCAGATGCTATTATCTAAGGTGTTGTATATAAAAAGTTATGTCTAAAATTCCTGAAAAGAAAAATAATGTCACTTACATTGGATCTAATTTACCTGGTGGAATGGGTGATGACCATATTTCGTTTAATACGAATAACTATTGGGAAGATGATGGATTCAGTCTGACTGGAAATCCATATCCTTCTCCAGATGTTTTTAATCTGGGAGGACCTGCTGCTGCAGTAACATTTGGAAATAATCATAGTACAACTGTTAGTTCTCAATCATTTAATTTGAATAAAACTCCACAGAATGTTAATCTGACTACTTCACAAAAATCAAGTCAAGAAAAATTTTGGAAGTTTGGTGAAGGTGAAACTCTGAAGGCAGTGAATGATTATATTGTTAGCACATATCATTCGCACTATGCATCTGAAAAGTCTAAGGTTCAGGTGCTGGATATGATTGATGCAATTGGTGATGGTGTTCCTTTCTGCCGTGATAATCTCATCAAGTATTCTTCCCGTTTCGGTAAGAAAGATGGAATGTCCCGTCTTGACGCACTCAAGATTATCCATTATGGTGTTCTTCTGTATCACTTTGCCGGATTTAATAATGAAACTGCGAAATCAAACTATGAAACTTTCTGATAAAACTCTGGCATTGTTAAAGAACTTCTCTGGAATTAATCAATCAATTTTATTCAAAGAAGGTAGTTCTCTTCGCACAATTTCTGTGATGAAGAATATTCTTGCCGAGGCAACTATTACAGAAGAGTTTCCTAAAGATTTTGGCATTTATGATTTGAATCAATTTCTAAACGGACTTAATCTACATCAGCAAGCTGAATTGGATTTTGAGAATAATGGTTATGTGATGATTCGTGAAGGTAAGATGCGATCTAAGTATTTCTTTGCGGATCCCAGTGTAATTGTAACTCCTCCCGATAAGGAAATCTCTCTTCCCAGTGAAGACGTTTGCTTTGAGTTGAGTACTCAGCAAATGGATAAGTTACTTAAGGCAGCAGCAATTTATCAACTTCCAGATCTTTCTGCCGTTGGTGAAGCAGGTGTGATAAAACTAGTGGTTCGTGATAAGAAGAATGATACGTCAAATGATTTTTCTATCGTAGTTGGAGAGACTGATGATACCTTCGTATTTAACTTTAAGGTAGAGAATATCAAGATTCTTCCTGGTAGTTATGAGGTGGTTGTGTCACAAAAACTTTTGTCACGTTTTTCTAGCACTGACCGAGATTTGAAGTATTATATTGCTCTAGAGCCTGATTCCACCTTTAACTGATGAACATCTTTGTAACTGATGTGTCTCCCAGTAAGTCTGCTCAAGTACTTCCTGACAAGCACATCGTGAAAATGCCCCTGGAGACCTGTCAGATGGTCTCCATCATATATTCTAAGTGGTACTATGACTGGGGCACAATTAATAAAGCAGACGGCACTCCTTACAATACAGTGAAGGGTGCCTTTCGTAATCATCCCTGCACCAAATGGGCTGCAGATAATCACTATAATCTTGCCTGGTTGATTACACACGGAATACATTTATGCTTTGAGTACGAACATCGGTATGGTAAACGACACTCTTGTTTGAGTACCCTAGAAGAAGCAATGGTAATCTTTCATAACAATGCTAAGATTTCTATTTCTGAGCATACTAATGTAAAAGAATTCACTCGGGCAATGCCTGATGAATATAAACTTGATGATAGTATTGATACCTTCACTGCTTATAAGATGTATGTTGCATCTAAACCCTGGGTGTGCGATAATTATCTTCGCCGTCCAGAACGGAAACCTGATTGGATTTGATTATGCGTGATGAATTTCTATGGGTTGAAAAGTATCGCCCGAAGATTATTGAAGATTGTATTTTACCTGCCACAACCAAGAAGACATTTCAGAACTTTGTAAACAACGGAGAGATGCCAAATCTTCTTCTTGCTGGTCCTGCTGGTTGTGGAAAGACTACGGTAGCAAAGGCATTATGTAATGAATTGGGAGTAGATTTTTATGTCATCAATGGATCCGACGAAGGTAGATTCCTTGATACTGTCAGAAACAATGCGAAGAACTTCGCTTCGACCGTCTCACTTTCGTCAACTGCTAAACACAAAGTCATCATCATTGATGAGGCAGATAACACAACCAGCGATGTTCAACTCCTCTTACGGGCGTCTATTGAGGAGTTTAGTGGTAACTGTAGATTCATCTTCACCTGTAACTACAAAAACAAAATCATTGAACCCCTTCATTCCCGTTGTGCCGTTGTGGAGTTTGCAATTAAAGGAAAAGAAAAGCCTCAACTTGCAGGAGAATTCTTCAAGCGACTTCAAACAATTCTCGTTCACGAGCAAGTAGAATTTGATGCAAAAGTCCTTGCAGAACTTATCAACAAGCATTTTCCCGACTGGAGAAGAATCCTCAATGAATGTCAAAGGTATTCGGTAGGGGGCAAAATTGATGCAGCAATTCTGGCATCTTTTTCTGACGTTTCAGTAAATGATCTAATTAAGTATCTTAAGGAAAAAAACTTTGCAGAAGTTCGTAAGTGGGTTGTTTCCAATTTGGATAACGATTCTAGTGTTATTCTCCGTAGAGTCTATGATTCACTTTACGACTCTCTGGTGCCCACCACTATTCCTGCTGCTGTACTTATTATTGCTAAGTATCAGTATCAAATTGCATTTGTAGCAGATCAGGAAATTAATCTTCTTGCAGCACTAACTGAAATTATGTGTGAATGTGATTTTAAATGAAATTTAATTATCAAGACCTTAAAGAGGGTAAAGTTAAAACTACTCCACAAAATGTTCAGGAAGCAAATGAAAATCTTTTTCGTGCTAAGTGGAATCTTCCAGAAGCAGCAAGGCATTGCGGAATGACCAATAAAGAAATGAAACTAACTTTTTTTGAGTATCTAAAATACAATAAATCTGATTATGAGTAAATTAAAAACTCCCTTACGTTATCCTGGTGGAAAAAGTAGAGCTGTCACCAAGATGCAGCAATATTTTCCTGATTTAAAAAATTATGATGAATTTCGTGAACCTTTTCTTGGGGGAGGTTCTGTTGCTCTTGATGTAACTCAACTTTATCCAGATCTAAGTATTTGGGTAAATGATCTTTATGAACCATTAGTTAATTTTTGGAAAATTCTTCAAAGTGATGGGGAAAGACTTTCTGAAGATCTTCTTAATATAAAAAAGAAATATAATACTCCAGATAGAGCAAAGGTTGTGTTTCTTGAGTCAAAAGAATATCTTACTCATAAAAAATCAACAAGTTCTCAGTTTCATCTTGATCGTGCAATATCTTTTTATATTGTAAACAAGTGCTCCTTTAGTGGTCTTACTGAGGCATCAAGTTTTTCTCCACAAGCATCAGATCA